GACCCAGCCAAATGGAAAACTCTCTGGCCTATGTCAGATAGACCTTGGGCAAATGATCCAACACCTGCTGATAAGAATGGCTTATATCCTAGATGGGATGGAGTAAATCTTCGCAAGAGGCGTGGAGTATTAGACCCAAAGACTTGGGCAATGGTTTACCAGCAACAAGATGTTGAATCTACCGCAGTCTTTTCACCTGAGTGTGTAAGAGGTTCTGTAGGTGGTATGCGCTCTTCTGGACCTTTAATAGCAGGCGCTCCTGGACACCCAGAGACAATCACATCTCAGTATGTAGTTTGCTCTATGGACCCAGCAATGAGTGGAGATACTTTCTCTGTAGTATTAGCAGGAGATCGTGGTACTGGCAAGCGGTACTTACTTGACGCAAGCAGAATGCCAGCACCTACACCTGCGGCAATTAGAGAATTAATATTTGCTTGGACTGAAAGATACCAACCTAAGGTTTGGGTAATTGAGAAGAACGCTTTCCAACTATTCCTTACCCAAGACGAAGAGATTAATAATTTCTTAGCCACTAGAGGTATTAGATTAGTTCAGCACTATACAGGTGCAAACAAGATGGATGCCGAGTTTGGTGTTGCTTCAATGGCTCCTTTATTTGGATCATCTGATGCAACTGGAAAGCATTTAAAGAATAATCTTTTAGAATTACCAAGAACAGATAATGAACACATTAAGGCACTGATTGAGCAATTAATTACTTGGTCAGCAGGAACAAAAAATAAACAAGACGGTCCTATGGCCCTCTGGTTTGCTGAAACTCAAATGAGAAGTTACATCAACCAGTCAGGCGTATATGGCGGATCTTGGGTTAAGAATCCATTCCTTACACCAAATGACCTACGCAAACGCCAGGTTGTTAACTTAGAAGAATATGCGAAACTTCAAGAGAAGCACGCAGTAAACGGGGGAACGTTTTGGCACTAGACATCCTAGAGATCAGTGGCAAGGTAAAGAAGTTACGTGAGAAGTACACAACTCGCGATGCTCGTTATGCCGACCTGCTTTCAATTCGTCAAGGTAACATTCAACAAGTATTTCCTAGCCAGTTCCCAGACGATTATCCAAAGCCTATGGTGGCTAACTTTATTGACGTGGCAGCACGAGATGTAGCAGAAGTTATTGCCCCACTACCTACATTCTCTTGTATGACTACCAATAGCACATCTGATCGCGCACGCAAGCGTGCTGATATCAGAAGTATGATTGCTGCTGGATATAGAGATTCTTGTAACTTACAAACCACAATGTACACAGGTGCAGATCGTTATATTACCTTTGGTATGTTGCCATTTATTATTGAACCTGATTATGAAAATAATCGCCCAATGATTCGTATTGATTCTCCTATTGGCGCTTACCCTGAATGGGATCGCTTTGGCAAGTTACTTACTTACACCAAGAGATACACCAAAAGTGTTCGTGAATTATGTAATGAGTTTCCAGAATTTGAATCATCAATTCGTGGACCTTATGAGAAGCGTGAATCTGAGCGTATGCTTGAGATGTATCGCTACCAAGACAAAGATCAAACAGTTTTATATTTACCAGAACGCAACAACTTAGTATTAGCACAAGCCAAGAATGAACTTGGTGAACTAACAGTAGTTATCGCAATTCGTCCAGGAGTTGACTCAGATGAGAACCAACGCGGACAATTTGACGATGTTATGTGGGTCCAAGTAGCACGCTCTCGCTTTGCAACTTTGGCTCTGGAAGCAGCCCAGAAATCCGTTCAAGCACCTTTCGCGTTACCCGCAGATGTGAACGTACTGGAAATTGGTCCAGATGCCACTATTAGATCAGCCAATCCTGAAAAGATCCGCCGTGTCGCATTAGACATTCCAGCGGGAATCTTCCAAGAGAACGCAAACCTAGATCAAGAAATGCGTGTTGGCTCACGCTATCCAGAAGGTCGTCTAGGACAACAATCAGGTTCTATTGTAACTGGTCGTGGTGTACAAGCACTTATGGGTGGCTTTGATACACAAGTTAAAACAGCACAAGCAGTATTAGCGGAAACATTCCGTCACGTAATGCGTGTATGTTTTAAGATGGATGAACAAGTATTTGGTGATATTGAAAAAGAAGTACGCGGTGTTAACGCTGGCGCTCCTTATGAAATTACCTATAAGCCAAAAGAAGCCATTCAAGGCGACTATTGGTGTGATGTTACTTATGGCCTTATGGCAGGACTTGATCCAAATAGAGCATTAGTATTTGGATTACAGGCTCGCGGAGATAAATTAATTTCTCGTGACTTCCTACGCCGTCAAATGCCTTGGGAAATTAACGTCACTATGGAAGAAGAAAAGATTGAAATTGAACAACTAAGAGATTCGTTGATTCAAGCAGTTTCTGGTTATGCACAAGCGTTACCTGCTATGGCAGCGCAAGGGCAAGATCCTTCACAAATTCTTACTGCAATGGCAGCCGTTATTGATGGCCGTCAAAAAGGTAAATCTATTGAGGAAGTTGTGCAGGAAGCATTTGCTCCCAAACCACAACCTGAAGTTTCTCCAGAAGCGCAGAGTACCGCTGGTGAGGCTGTCGCCCCAGGCCAGGCCCCTTCTGGAGAACCTAATCTTCCAGCAGGGCTACAAGCATCAGGACGTTTATCAGGAGTAGCACCTGGACAACAGGGAATGGCTCCTGGTGGTAGACCAGCACTACAAACATTACTTGCTGGACTTAATTCTTCTGGGCAGGCCAACTTAAGTGCTGGTGTTCTCAGAAGGCAACCCGTCTGATATCACGGTTGCCTAAACATAAACCCCTATAGGAGAAAACAAATGAAATCATCAATGACAACAAAGGCGCCTAAGCCTGCCAATCAAGGCGGAATGGCCGCAGCAAATGTACAACCAGCAAAGATCCAACCAAAGGCTGCAGCAAACAAGCCTAAAATTGGAACAATTTTATTCAGCAAGCAACCGTCAGGTACTCGTGGTACCAACAAGGGTGCTAGATAACAATGGGTAGCCCTGGTTCAGTAGGAAAAGAACGAGGAAATCCTGGATACAAAGCATCAACAATTGTTGATACTAGTAAAACAAGTCAATATCAACGTGATTTAATTGACAAGGGTATTAAAAAAATCCTTGACAAAGGTGGTAGCAGTGATGCTGCTGGCGCTTATGGACAACGCGAAACTGCAAAAATTATTGCAATAAATAGTAAAAAAGGATTAATTCCTGGAAACCCAGTATCAACAAATGGTATTGCTAAAGTACATCCAGATAATCAAAACAACGCAGGTAAGCGTAAGTAATGCACAATGAAGAACAGGGCGAAGAAGAACTCCCTATAAGGATTACTCCTTGGGATTTACTCGCCCTGATCTCTAATTTATTTTTAGAATTTTCAACAGCAATAACAAGATTTTTAAGCGGTCTAACAAATATGTTAGTTATGCACGCAAATTTCGTGGATGAAAAATTATCCTTCCACGAGTATGCAGCCCGAACCATTGAGAAATTAAGAAAGGGTGAGTGATTATGGCAGGAAAAGGCGGCTACCAAGCACCTAATAACCCAGCCGTGCAATCAGGCCCAGGCTCTATGAGCCAACGCACCGATGGCGGACCAGCATCAAAGCAAGCAGCAAGATATATGGCTGGTGGCGAATACGGTGACGGCGGTTTGATGGACATTCAAACTGCTGCACCTATGGCAGCAACACCAGATGTTAAAATATCATCACCAAATCAAATTGCACAAGCACCTATGGCGCCAGAAAAACCACAAGTTACACCATTGACTGCACCTTCAGCACGCCCTTACGAACCTGTTACTACAGGTGTTGATATTGGAGCAGGTGCTGGGTCTGAAGTATTGCCTAATAGAGCGCAACTACAAGGTCAATATCAAAGTGCTTACGAATTATTTAATCAATTAGCGTCCAGCCCAACTGCATCACCAACTATGAAATACCTAGCACAAAGAATAGGACAGGTATTCTAACTTGGCTGGAAACAGTTTTAATTCTGGAGACTGGGTTACGCAAGACCTTGCTAGAAACCCAGGTTTATCGTTTGATGTTTACAACTCAGTAAACCCACAAACAAGTTCTGTTTTAGTTTCACACGCTAATAAAGGGGTAACGGCGGTTGATGCCGTTAATGACCATATTGTTGATAATAATACTGGTGGATTTTGGTCTAAGGCTGGCATAGATATATTTAAAGGTTTAAATTTTCTAGCAAAACCTTTGCAAGAAGTTCAACGTGATTATAAATTTATTCATTCCGTTTACCAAAAACACGGATTTTTACCTGGCTTTGTTGCAACAATAGGAACTGTTGCTGGTGGAGTTGCTGGATCTTTACTTGGCCCAGAAGGTACAATTGCTGGTGCAGAATTAGCCTCAACTGGTATGCGTAAATTAATGGGAAATTTTTATAAAGATTCATATACAGATTCAGAAAATCCAGATTATAAAGTTTCAGTAGGTAGAGATTTTTCAAATGCACTTTCAATTGCTGCTGATAAAATTGGTTTTGATGGAGTATCTCAACAACTAAAAGCAACAGATCAAGGTTTATTTAAATCAAAAGGTTCTTTTGTTTCTGGATTAACGGATGCAATATTTGACGTAACTGCAGATCCATTAATGGTATTAGGTCGTTTTAATACTTTAATGAAAACTGGAAAATATCTTAAAACAGATGGTAAAACTTTAGAACTTCAAGTTAAATATCCAATTGAAAAGGCTACACCAGGAGTAATTAATTTTTTAGCGGCCAGATCAGCAAGAGTGTTTAGTCCAGATCAAATGGATTTGGTTCGTGCTGGTGGTTCATTTAATGCAGTAAGCAAAGGTTATAACAGGGCATTAGAAGATATTGCTCAAATTGCAAGAGAAGCCCAACCAACAAGAACTGTTGTTGATGGAAAAATTAAAATCACTACAGCATCTCAAAATGCTGCTGGCGCAATTGCTATTAAATACCCAGAGTTGGGATCTGTAGCCGCAGGTAGATTAGGCAGCCTTAAAACAGCAGATGAAATACATACTTTTTTAAAAACATCTCTTTACTTTGGCGATCTTGCTAAATCACTTGGTGGTCAAGCAATTCTTCCAACACGCACTTTATTGCGTGAAGGTATAAAAATTGGTGAACTTAAAGTTCCAGGATTAGAAACAGCACAAATTGCACTTCGTGGTGATAAGGCAGCAACTGCTGAAGAAAATTGGATACGTAGAGGATATAGAACGTTTAGTGGATATATGCCATTTAGCATAAATCCTAAAGATTTAAAACTTTCTACAGAAAAGTTTTTATGGAACAGCCCAGATGCAGTTGGCGTAATTTATCGCATTGCAAGAATGGGTCTTGGTCATCAGGCAGGCGTAGAACTTGCTGGTAAATACGCAGAGGCTGTTGCCTTGGGCGGTAAAGAAGGATTAGGTTTAGCAAAAAGTATTAAGGCTGAAGCAACATATCGCGCTTATTTAGCAATGGGTTTACACGACGACGATATGTTTGTAATTAATGCTAGAAATGAAATAGAAAAATTAGATCAATTACAAACAGGTAGGGAAGTTTATGGTGTAGCACCTGGCGAAAAAGGTGTTAACATTTCTAAATATGATACTCCTAATGGGCCTAGAACTGGTGCTATTGACGAATGGCAAACTAGTGAAACATTTGAAATTCCAAACTTTCTTGCTGTAAAAAGTGCTGTTCGCGAGGCTGGACAAGTAAGCAAGTTTTATGGAAAATTTGATGATTTTATTTCAGACTCATACACTAATAGAATCTTTAAGCCATTAGCCCTTGCTACCGCAGGATTTGGCTTACGTATTGCTGCATCTGAGTTAATTCCTACATTTGCACGCTATGGAGTTGCTAGAACATTTAAGGCTAAGTTGGCTGTATCACGTGCTAAAATGGATAGTGAGCCAATCAAAGGCGAAGAAAAACATTTGCTTTCAGCAGCATTAACTTCCCTTGGGGTATCAAAAGGTTTTCCAAAGAATTTTGAAAAAGAAGGTTGGCCAACATTTAAAGATGCTCTTGCTCGCGGACTTGATATTGTTGCTCCAGATGAACAAGTTGAACTTGCAATTAGACTCATTAAAAATCACGATGGTCATATAACTGCAGAGGCTGTATCAAGTGGTCACGGTGGTGATGCTTCATCAAGTTACCAAATGCTTAACTCAGCACACGCATTTTATCAAACTCAAAAGAATTCATTTCTTTACAGAGACCTTCCAGAGTACACAACTTATCAGGCAGAATCTCCACACTTCAATCTTAGGTATGCAACTAATATTGCTAAATCTAGTAAAACCGCAATGGGTCAAAATGTATCTCAAGATATCGTAGATGTATTTAAAAATATACCAAAGGTGTCAGTTGGTGCTGATGCAAGAGAACCATTGGCTTTTGCTAAATATCAAAAATTACGTGAAGAATTAGTTAATCGTGAATATGAAAGAATTATGGCCACCAAGCGTGGCGAGTATCAAGCATATGATTATTCGCGATCAGTTATGGCTCGTTGGTCAGAACAAGATCCTAAGGCATTTGCTGAAGATCGCGTAGATCAAATTCTTGGGTTAGTAATTGGCAAAGATGGAACATTTCATAAATCAATTGCTGAAGCAATGTCAAAAGGCGAAAAAGTACCTTTAGATGATTTGGTTGCCTTAGATCGTAAAACCATTCCTTATGAAGTTGCTGGACCACAAGTTGAACCTTACATTTTAAATAAAGGATGGTTACAGACTGGAATTGATATTGGGTTTAAAAAATTAATTAACCCAATTATTAATAATCTTTCTCGTGAACCTTTATATTTAATGCACGTTACAGATGAATATGTTTCTTTAAAATATTTAATAAAACAAGGTAAACTTACAGAACCACAGGCTTTACGTATTGCTGAAAATCGTGCAGTTATGGCTATGTTGCCACAAATTCACAATACAGCATTAAGAACTCAATTCTCTCAAATTGCTCGTAACTTTATGCCATTTTATTTTGCACAAGAACAAGCATTAAAGCGTACATTTAAAACACTTAAAGATACTCAAGTTGGATCTCCAATCTTTTCAAAAGGTATGAGATTTTATCAAATGTCTGAACAAACTATGAACGATCCAGCGTTTGTTGAAACAGATCAAAATGGAAATCGTTATATTTATTTGCCTTTAGTTGGCGAATGGGGTAAAAGCGTACAAGGAATGCTGGCACATTTTAATGTTCCAATTGTTTCTGGATTACCACTTTCAGTACAAGGAAGTTTGGTATCATTAAAATCAGTTCTTCCCGAACTACAATTACCTGGTGTTACACCGATAGTATCAATTAGCGCAAATGCAATTGCTGACTGGTTCCCTGAAACACAACCAGTAGTTAAAGGCGTAATTGGAGATATCTCATTTGGTCGTGGATTCTGGGATACTATAAACCCAGCCACTTGGTCAAAAACTTTATGGAACGCTATTAATTTAGATGAACAAACATCAGCAGTTTCAAATGCAATGACTGGCGCATTGGCTGCTGCTTACTACCATCAAGATACAATTCCTATTCCTGGGCCTAATTCTAGTGAAGCAGAACGTCAAGCATTTGTTGATAGAATAAAAAATAATGCTAGAAGTATTTTGCTTATGAAATCTGTATTAAATTTACTTTCACCTTTAGCCCCAAAGGTTACTCAAGAAGATCCTGGATTTAACAATGAGTTTAAAAAACTTGTTAAGCAAAAAGGAAATTATCAAGATGCTTTGCTAGAATTTTTAGGCAAACACGGAAATACTGCAATTTCTTATACAATTGCTAAAACAGAACCAGCAATAATTGGTGCAAAATTTCCTTATACAAAACAAGCCATTAATTATATTAATGAAAATAAAAATGGGCTGTTAAGCAATTCAAATACTTCAACAGCGGCTATGTATTTAGTTCCCCAAACACCTGGAGATGGAACTGAAGATACATTAGCAATTCATCAAGAACTAATACGCCAACACATTCGTTCAGTTCGTACTCCACTAGAGTTTATGAATCAATTTTATATTACTGCTGGAAATAACTTTATTGCTCCTTTACGTGATCAACATAATCAAGTTGTAAATTCAGCAAAAACAAATCAAGATTCATATACCTTAAAACAAGAAAATGATCGCTGGTCTGTCGTAATGGAAAAAATGCGTAATATGCACCCAATTTGGTATGCAGATTATACAAATGGTGAAGGCCGTAATAATGCTTATCTTGTTTTAAATCAATTGCAAAATATATTTGCTGATCCTAGAACTGAACCAAAGCACGAACAGGCTGTTCTTGTAAAAGCCTTATTAAATGATTACTTGCATCACGCAAGTAATTTAGAGGAATATAAATCATATGGGGTACAAACTCAAATGATTCAATTAGAAAATCAAAACTGGCAAAACCATTTAGATAACATCTTGAAAAAAGATGCAAGACTTGCCCCTATTATCAATAGCATATTTAAGAGGTTAAATTAATGGCAAAAGTAAGTAATTGGATTTACGACGCAAGTGGCAATGTTGTTGTTACTTATGATGATAAAACAACTAAAGTGTTTTCTCAACTTGATGCAATTAAAAATAAAATTATTCCTGACCCAGGAACTATTGGCGTAAAAGACAAAAAAACTGTAAGTGGTACAATTGAATCAGAGCCAGAAAGAAAAAATCCTGCAAGTGCATTAGGATCTTATGGAACAGATGCAACTGGTAGTTTTGCTCAAAATCCCGTAACTGGTGAAACCTACGATGCAGCCAATACTGTTCCACAAATGGTTAATGGAAAACTTCAACAAATTCCTATTGGTTATTTAATTAAACAAGTTAAAGATCCAGTTAGATATGCTCAAATTAGATCAGAATTAATTAAATATAATCAAATTGGCAAAGGTGTAAAAAGTCAAACTGCAGTTCAAAATGCTTGGGTTAATGTATTAACATCTGCTGCTGCAACTTCAATGGAACCAACTCAATGGATGAAAGCATTTGCTAAAGCAGGTGGTGGTTTAGATGCTGCTGCTGGTAATGGTGATATGGCTTACACAAAGACATATACTGGTTCAACAGGTGATGCAATATTTCGTAAAGCATTTAAAGATGTATTTGAAAGAGAACCAACTATAGCGGATTATGCCTCACCAATTATTGACGCAAATGGCAAAACTTTAAACTGGATAGATGTTTTAAATACCGAGGCTCAAAAGAAAGAAAATCGTACTACCGTAAAACATAGTGCTGATGGAAGTTTAGTAACAACTAATGATCCATTTGATGCAACGAGTTGGTTAACGGATCAACTGATGTCCAATTATACAAAAGGAATTGAAAAGGGAACTGCTCAGGCTCCACAAAAATTACTAGATCAATATACTCAATTAGCAGCCGAATATGGAATTCCAGTATTTGATTCAAATACAAAAAAACTTTATATAAATTCCGCTAAAGATGTTGCTGCTTTAGAAGCAGGAACTAAAACTTTAGATGATATTTCTAAACTTTGGAAAGGTAATATTTTAGCCAAATATTCACATTTAGCACCAGCAGTTGACTCTGGATTATCATTGCGTCAAATAGCAGATCCTGGCATTAAACTTGTAGCCAAATTAACTGGCAAAAATGAAAGTTTAATTGATGTTAATGATCCATATGTTCAGATGTATTTAAAGGGTGATGGCAAATCAACACTTCCCGATAATGTTCTTAGATCAAAAATTATTTCAGACCCTAATTCTGGGGCTGACAAAACTCCAGAAATGTATGCGTTAACAGATAATTTACTTATGGATATTAAAAAACGATTTGGACGGATGGCATAATGGCCGATAAAGTAACTAATCAAGCAGCGATAGATGCTGCCACAGCAGCAGAGGCTTTAAGACCACAACAATTGGCTGCTGCTCAAGCAGCAATTAATGCGGCTCAAGCAAAACTTGCAACATTAGGATCATTAGATATTTCAAAAAACCAAGTTGCTAATGCAACTGCGGCTGGAACATTGGGTTCTCAGATTGCTGCCAAAGCAGCAGCAAAAGGATTAGTTACTTCTGATATTGCAAATCAATTAGCCCAAGCAGCCACTCAAAATACAAGCGCACTTGGATCAGCAACACAAAATGTTGCAGATATAGGAACTGCTCAAGATCAATTAAATACAGCCCAAAATTTAGCAACACAATTTGGAACTGCAGTTTCTATACCAGCGCCAATATATTCAAAAACTTCATCAACAGATTCTCAAAATGCTTTTGATAAATTCAAGGCTGCTTTAGTTGCCGAAGGTCTTGGCGATCTTGCTGATTCTATGATTGATTTAATTAAGTCAGAAAATGCACCAACAACTTCAGAAGGTTTTTATTTAGCATTAACTCAAACACCAACTTATCAAAAACGTTTTGGTGATACTAATGCGGCTAGAATTAAAAATGGATTACAGCCTTTATCAGAAGGTGAAATTATGAAATTAGAATCTGGTTATAAACAAATTATGGAATCATATGGATTACCAACAGGATTTTATGATAATCCAGATGATTATAAAACATTTATTGGTAATGATTTATCAGCATCTGAACTTGCTGATCGGATTCAAGCAGCACAAAGTGCTGTTCAATTAACTGATCCAATACTGCGTCAACAATTAAAAGACTATTATGGTTTAGATACTGCCGCTACAACTGCGTATTTACTTGATCCAACAAAAGGTGAACAAATTCTTAATCAATTAGCAAGTAAAAATACTGCAGTGATTGCTGCTGCTAATGCTGGTTACGATACTGGTGCTGCTCAAATAGCCCAATCTCTTGGTGGCGGAGAACTTTCATATGCAAAACAAGCCACTGCATTTGCTCAATCTAAAGAACTTGGCAGTGATGTAGGTTTATTAGCAAATATTTATGGTGGTAAATATAATACAGCGCAAGGTATGCAAGAAACATTTAGCGGACAAGGCGCAATGGCCGCTGCCGCAGAACGTCAAAGATTATCTGGATTAGAAACGTCAGCATTTAGTGGTTCAGGTGGCGTAAATAAAGGAACCCTTGGAGTAGAACAAACAGGTATCCTGTAAATAGATTCCAGTTAGGCCAACCAGTGTCTAATTGTGTAACTAAAAACTGGTAGTAGAAGCCAATTACCTATTCCCCTGTAGGACGTTGAGGTCTGCGACTAACAAACACGAAAGGGAGTGCCAAATGGCAAACCAATATGATGATGATGACGATATGGACTTAGAAGATCAGTCGCAAACTGATTCAAATGGTCCTGCAAATCTCCGCAAGGCTTTAAAGCGTGCAGAGAAAGAGAAGAAAGAACTTACCGAGCAATTGGCAAGTATTCAGGCTGATCTACGCAGTCGTTCTCTCAAAGAAGTATTGGCCTCAAAAGGAGTGCCTGACAAAATCGCTAAGTTTATTCCTAGCGATGTCACCGCTCCAGAGCAAATTGATGCTTGGTTAAACGAACACAGCGATGTGTTTGGTTTTGCTAAGCCTGAAGATGCTCCTGCCAACGAAGAAAAAGAAGCAACCAAGGCAAGTTATCAACGTATTAATGCTGCTACACAAAATGCAAATGCTCCTGTAAGGGATGCAGATACAGTAGCAAAAATTAATGGTACTAATTCTCGCGAAGAATTAGATGTCTTAGTCTTTGGTCAATCTTTAAACCGACGTAGGTAGACCAACCCATCCAAGCACAATTACACCCCAAGAAAGAGGTGAATAAATGGCCAACGCATATACCGATTCCAGTGGCTCGTCCTTAGGTACATCCTTAGTACAGACCGCTTATGATCG